CACATAAGTTGTCTTCAACATCTAGCCCTCCCTTACTAAGAGGGATGATGTGGTCAATCGTATTGCCATCCAACCCACAATACTGACAGATACCTTGATCTCTAATTAGTATCTTCTGCCTTAGATTGCGATAGGCAGTAGTGTGATACTTAGGATTACCAGCCATTAGTGCCAGCCCTTAGTCTCAAGGTGAAGTAGTGCATCACAAGCATCATCATATCTGTGTCTTAGATATTTAATATGCACATCAATCTGCTTCTTAGGGCTAAGAGTTCCATACCACTTAGAGCGCATTTGACCTAAGCCATAATGAGAGCCGTTACGAGCTTTATAATCCCATCTACTCTCTTTATGAATTAGCCAGTTATAACATTGAAATTCTGACCAATCCATTTTGTTGTATGCATAAAGCTTTAGATTCATATCTGCTTTTGATGGTATTGGATTTATTATTACTAGTAATGCGGCAGCTAACGTTGTAGGTATCAACCGAAGACAAAGGCCGCCCCTAACACTCAAGCGACGGGCTGCCTTCGGGCCCCGCCTTCGAGGGAGTGTAGCAGGCTTGTCAAGTAGGCTAACAAAAGTCCTGTTCAGAGCCATATTAGCCATCTACTCCAATAGATTCCCAATTATCTATCTGATCATCAATAGTGCGATATATCGGGTATATATCATCAATCATCCTTCTAACTCCCATATCTTCTTAAACTCTAACTGGCCTGATTGAAACGCGTTTCTCAGCGTTTCCCTGCCATCACTATGAAACTTAGTAGTTAGATACGGATCAGCTATATCGCCAATTAGCCATTCAACTCTTTCACCATTTGGATCAATAACATCGTCACCATTTATGTAGTGAAACTTATCCAATATCGCATCGCGAGATGATTCTCTTACTGTCTCAACTATTTCACTTGGCACATTGGCTTTTACCCATTTAACGAATTCGCGTTCATTCTTGATTACCCACTTGAATTTAGGCTTACTGGTAGTCACATAGGCAATCACTTCATCACCTAATTCAGCCTTTACTCTGTCTGCTCCAATAGCATCCATTTCGGCCTGTAAAGCCGCTCTCAGCCTATCTTTAGCCTTCTTAGCCTCATCGGCTATCAGACTCACCGCTGCTAGCTCTAGGCTCAATTCTTTGATTCCCATCTTGCTCCCTTTTCTTTGCTCTGTTTAATCTAACCTCTAATGATTCAACATTAATGCCACAGTCCCGGGCGATAAACTCCTTGTCAAAACCCCAATCCATTAACTGACGGATATAGCTAATAGAGTGGGGTTTCTTCATCGTAGGGCCTTTCAAGGGTCGTATTACCATTCCAGTATGACACCATCTGTTTCTCAAATCCAGCAGCCAGGCGGCATATTCGACAATGTCCCGCCTTCATCTTCCAACCACCGCATTTATCGCATCTAGTAATGTCATCTTCCTTACTAGCTATGCGATCAGATGGATAGATAATGCGCTGGAGGAAGCATCGCTGACATTCAATCAACCACACTTCCTCTGGCGCTTCTGCTATATCACTTGTCTCATACCTTTTTAGCTCAATATGCGCTGTAACTAATGCACAATTAGAGCATTTGAAGGGATGAGCATCTTGTTTCATTTCTGAAAGACCCAATGCCCATCTGCTCCAATTTTCATCCATCTAGCTGGACATTGATCTGCTCTGTCTCTGCTAGGGCAGGTATAGCCTCGATACTCTTTGCCATCCTTAGTTCCTGACTTGAGCACCATTGGCCCTCTGCCACACTTACACAATGGCAGTTCATCAATTACCTCAGCACCCAGCTCTTTAGCCATCTGACTTACATCCCAGACAATTGGCTCAGGGTCATTCGGCCTTTGATCTTTAATGAATTCTGCCAACTCTGGCTTAGTTGTTTGAATAGGCTTCTTTGGTGCTCCAGTTGGCTTAGCGAAGAATCCAGCAAGGTTGAGAGCTCGACCCAACGCTCCAGTTTCAGCAAGTTCAAGTGCGTATTGCTTGGATTTAGACTCCGAAGATAAGCCCGTTGTCCAAGGATTAGCATCTGCCTCAGTGCGATACAACTCAACTTTAACAATATAGACATCACAATTAGCAACAAGGGATTCAGCCAATGTGTGGGTTTTGATTCTGTAATCCGGATACGCATTTATGAACTCCTTTAATCTATCTTGAACACTTACATAATCATCAAGGTAATTGGACATCTAACTTCTCTCTCCCTGCGAAATCATTAATCGCATCTTCTAATTGTTCTTTCAGTGAATAAAATGTGCCATCTGGCCAATTTTGGACTTCATCGGCGCAAGGCTGGCAATAGAACCTGACCTGCGCTTTACGAAGTGGGGTTTCGCTTTGGACTTTCCATACTGCTGGCGTTCTAGCTTTTAAGTGCCATTCACCTTTGAATTGTCCCCAACGATATTTGCAGTTATCGCAGTATTGATTGATATTATGATTGCGAGTCAGACTCAATGTCATCCCAATCTTCTGGTGTAGAAAATCGTAATCGACCCAAGACAGCGGAATAGCAGATGAGATCGAGATACGAATCTTCGCGCTCTGGACTTTCCACCATTCTTGAGAGTTTTGTTGCGATAGCAATAATTGCCAAGTCAGCTGGGTCTCTGAGCTGAATACCGAGTACTCTCGAGATTTTGTAAATGCGTAAAAAATTGTGCCTCGGGTCGCCATAGTCGATCGACCTGTCGAATAGTGTGTTTCCAGCTTCTTCAAGCCAGTCACTTAATGATCTGTTCGTATCGGACACTTTGCCTCCCTCTCTTATAGCCATCATTAAATGCTTTGGCTTTAGCCGAGATAAAAGAAGCCCATATCCATAGGCCAATAAATGGAGTCATCAAGATAATGCCTCCCACTTGAACATCAGATAAATTAGGAAACATCTGCATCAACTCCATATTTATCTAACCAATATGTAGAGATTTCAGTTCTACTCAACCGACCTCTAACTGATTTACGACCTAACTTATCGGTCGCATACTTGCGGATTAATGTGCCTTTGACGAATCTTTCGCCATCGGTCCAAGCTCCCGACTGGGCATCGTATTTGATTACCCTCGGTTTATTTATCATTGTTCTCCCTCCCAAATCCTCTAAATGGATTTAGTGGGATAAATGTATTTACCTAAATGGATTTAGACAAGTAGCAACTCGGCGAGTCTTAAATCTAAATAGCCGACTAGCTTGGAAATCTTCTTACCATTGGCAAAGTCAGTCTTATCAGGGAGGCTCTGTAATGCCCACTCAGGCTCGTTTAGAGCCCCTAAGTCGAACTGGTAGATACCTTTTGGGGTTGAATTGATGTAAAGGGTCTTAGCGCCCGTCCTAGCCCTTATATCGGCCAGATAGTCCCACTTCTTCTTCTCAATCATCAAAGTCTGATAGTGGGTTCTACGGCATTTAAGTTCAATATAGGCATCTGAGGTTATGCCATCTGCTCGGTCGGTCGGTGATAGTGGCGTTAGGTCCGGGTATAGGTCCTTTAGCGCCTCAAATAGCTCGACCTCTCGTAGATAAATTAGTTGTCTTCCTCGCTATCTTCCCAACCAATCTTTCGGATGGGGTCGGCCGGGTCAATCACCCAGTCAGGCCAAGAGCTGCGATCCATAGCGAAAGCTAGGGCTGTGCCTTCATCCATTCCATTACGGCGGCAAGTCTCATAAATCTCTTTAGTAGTAATAGCCCAGTAATCAAGTTTAGTTAGGAATGGGTCTTTAACTGTGCGGCGGCGCTTTGGTGTCTTCTTAGCGGCTCGCTTTGGTTTTGCTCTTGGCACTTAGTCCCCTTTCCAAAGCTAACTCTAAGCTAGTTTCCATCTTTTCAAGTCTAAGCAAGATGGGTGTGTTTTCCAGTTTAATGATGTATCTGAGTCCAGCGATAAGGATTCCACAGCTGCCTAGAATGGAAGCTATAAAGGTTGCAATATCGCTGGCCTGCATTACTTGACTTTCTTTGGTGAGACGTATCCGAGAACTGCGCAGGTGATAGCACCTAAGACTGCTCGGTGATCTAGCTCAAAGTTGGCTGCCTGCCAAGCTGCTAAAAAAGCTGATACGCCGAATAAAGCGGCTTTGATTTCGTTTCTCATTGTTATCCTAACTTGGTTAGTTCGTCTTGATGGACTTTGATTGCGTTATCAAGGATTGTAAGTGCATCGTCGGCTGGCGTGAGTGTAGCCAATTCTTGCTCATTGATCTCATCTAAAACTTCAATTTCTTCAATAATGTTGTTATTTGGCTTGCTTGGGTCAAAGCCACCTAAGCCGTATGTGATTTGCTTCATTATGCGCTCCTAAGCCCAATTGTCATTGGCAGGGTTGAAGATATGGTAGGGCTTGCAGTTGCAAAACCACCACTTGTATTTACTGTTTGTGCATAGCCTGCATAAGAGTTTGATTGTATTCCAGCCATTCCTAAGTTCATTGCACTGTAATGGCCTGTTGCTGGAATGGCGTAATAGGTATTGACAGTTGCGGCGGTTTGAATGTTAGACGCTAACCAATACCAACCCTTTGTCAAAGTAGTTGAAATTGTAATCTGACTGATTGTATTGGCAACGGTAAGTGAGACAGTGCCAGCATCTAAAGCAACAGTTGATGGCGCACTATTTGTGTTGTTGTAAATTCCAAGTCGAACAACGGCAGTGCCTGAAAATGTGGTTCCTGTAGCAATTCCGATTCTGTCAAAGGTGTTATCTGCCATTACATAAAACGGCTGGTAGTAGGTAATGCCTGCAGTTTGCGCACTTGTTGCGGTTAGGTTAAAGCTTGAGTTTTGTGACTTGTAATAACGACCAGCAACAAATGGGAACTGTGGAATCAGCCGCGTGGTCAAATCATAAGTGGTTTTAACCGCGTTAGGTGTTACTGCAGTTGTGGTAGATGTTGAGGCAACTGAATCGGTCAGTTGCACAACGCCTGCTGCAGATGTAGTTCCTGCCGATACTGAAAGGATGGCAGCGGTCTCGCTACCTGCGTTAGTAATTGGTGAGGTAACTGAAACAACGCCTGAAGATCCGGCTGCTCCAGTATTACCTGTATCACCTTTAGGGCCTTGAGCGCCGCCTGCACCTGTTGGTCCTTGTGGGCCTTCTGGTCCTGTTGGTCCTTGTGGGCCTTGTGGTCCTGTTGGTCCTTGTGGGCCTTGTGGTCCTGTTGGTCCTTGTGTGCCTTGAGCACCTCTTGGACCGGGAAATAGGTTATTAGAGCTGATAGTGACTCTAGCCATTTGAACCACCTAGCATCGGGATATTCCAAAATGAATTATCTTTGTCAGCTGATTTACGAAATGAAAAGTGTGCGTGTTTGTTGTGTGGATTAACTCCGGTGTATTTCTTCCAACGCCATAAAGATTTGCGAGAGCAGATTTTACCGTCGAAGATTATGTAGTTTAAACGCTTACGGCCCAACTTACGCATTTGCTCAACGAGCTTGTGCATTTCATCGGGATAGCTTCCTAGATTGGCAGTAACATCTAAAGCGCGAACCCAGCCGTCGGCATCGGGATTGTGGTCTGACTTGGTGTGAGAATGGCGAGCATCACCAATCCAGCCATCGCTAGTGCGGTTGCGATCAGGGTAGCAGTCATCTATCTGCTCCCTTAATTGAACCCCAGCTTTACTCAGTCTCGGTTGCATTAGGCTCCCTCAAGGTTGCAGCTTCCTCAGGTGTCATTTCCCGATCAATTATCTCGTTGGTTGCTAGGTCGTGGATTCGGATAGTTGGCATTAGTTCACTCCATAAATACGAACAGTTCCGCCGCCTAGTCCAACACCGGCTGAGCAGCGAATACGAATCTTGTTAATATTGCCATTATTTTGGACAATTCCGTAACCATTGACGCTGGCTTGAGTAGCTACTCCAGAAACGTTACGGTTGAAACCACCATAAAAATTAAAGCTTTTATTTACAGTCGTAGAAGCATAATCACTTACATTGAAAGTGAAAGCGTTCTTAGTATCATCAAAACCAGCTAGCAAGAAAGTTGGATCTTGGGCTGCGTATCTTGTGCCTGAAGTATCGCGATAAACTGTGGTTACTGTGTCATTTGCGTAGCTTGTCGCATCTTTCTCAAAGTTAATGGTTACGTCATTGCCTGAAGCTGGTAAATCAATTCCAGTAACGATAATTCTTAGAGCTTTATAAGCCTGGCTAATGGATGAAATTACTGTGTCATTACCGCTTAGGGTTGTGGTTGATAGCAAAACCTCGCCATTTTCAACCCATTTGAAATCCATATCGGTATTAGAGTTCTTAGCAAGCACTTGGTCTGTTGTGCCGCCTTTTAGATCGACTAGGGTGGTATCGATTCCATTGCCCAGCGTTCTCATCGCTGCCGCGCCCTGTGTCACATAATCTGTGTCATTCGGGGTCGTCCAGCCAAAGTTGGTCGTTGTTGCCATTAGATAGTTACTCCATTCGCGCTAAGCCAAGTAAGTGTAGCGGATACTTCTGTCCAATCAGTGGTTGCTGTCACATCGTTCCAAATCTGTGG